CTGACCGCATTACCCACCATGCAGTAATGAATGTTTTAGAGCCGGTGTTTGTTTCTGTCTTTACAGCTGATACTTATAGCTGCATTAAAGGCCGTGGCATACATGCCGCAGCCCGTGCGGTATTCAATGCTTTCTATTGTTCCTGTGATTGTCATTTTGTAGTGGTTTAGGAATTAAATGTTTTGAGGTAACAATTCTCTTTGGTTCCAGGCTGGCATCTGCATCGGGATAATTCCGAAATGGCCATCCTCTGCATATACATCAAGGCCTTTTAAAGATTTAGTATTCATGATTTCATAAGCGTTTTGTAAAGCCACATGAAATTTATGTTTACCCATTTCGATATCCTCGGGCTTCCATAGCAATACTGCCACATGGTAGGGTGCTACTGTTTGCAATACAATCATTAAGGTAGCATTAAAATCACGGCCGGTTGCCGCGCTTACTACTTCCTGATACATACCCTCTGAAAGGTCATAATGTAAATTTGCAGCGTGGGAGAAAAAGGCTTCCAATGTAGGCATGGCCGTTGACTTAATTGAAACAACCGCGTTACATCCTATGTTTTCAGCGAACTGCAGGGCATCGGGGCGAACCTTTAGCCTTAACCCAGTTTCAGGATCATTGTAGTAGACGGATATTTCACGCTTCGCATATTTAAGCAGCCTGAAGATTATACCCCCTGCATAGTTTTCGGCGTTCCTTTTCAGGATATTTATCTTTATAAAATCCTCTTCGGACACCGGCTCCACGCCTGCCATCTCAATAAGTAAATCGAGATAGGTTTTTTTGCTTTGAAGCGAATCGGTCACATCGGGAGGATAATTTACGCCCTGCCTTTTACATTGGTCTTTATAGAACTCTATGCCTACGTTAACGCCTTCATAGCTTGCCCGTGAATATTTAGGCTCTACAATAGCCCTGGTGAACTTTGTAGGCTCAAGTAAACACTGATGCAGGTAAGTACCAATACTAAAGTGGCTGGTGTCTTTTAATTTTTCGAGCTGCTCCTTTTCATCGGATAGGGCGAAATTAAAATCAAGCGGGGTTTTTAGCGCGGCCTTGCATATTGATGAGCTTACACCCTCATCCTCTAAATACTTAACCATGCTGTCTTTTACTACCTGCCCGTAAACATTCAGGTCTTTGGTATAAATATGTACCGGGGCTTCTGCTGCTCTAAGGTGTTCGGCAATGGTGGTTATGGTAGCGTATTCGTTTAATGGCCGGGTGAGGTCGATAGTTTTTACCTCAACATCTTTTTTGAGTAAAGCAAGGGCAGCTTCATGTTCTGCCCTTGCATCTGATAATTCACTACTCATCGTTATCCGGGAATAAGGTTACCCCTTCAAGTTCAGATACAGTAAATGTAGGTATCTGACCGCCTTTAGCCTTTACGTAGCCGGTACAGGTAATTTCAACACCGTAACCAAACTGTATATTCATTAGCGCCTGTATCAATATAGTTTGGGCGCAAACAAAAGTTTCAGTACCGTTACTCAATTTGGCAAGGTAATAGTTATCGCCTTTTTCATCAGTAGCGGTTTTAAAGCCTAAAAAGAAGTACCTTTTGGGTTGGTCTTTTTCAGCAATCCAATCTTCTTTTGTCTTGTAGTTTACAGTAAGCTCTTTGCCGACTGTCGCACTTTCAAGTTTACCAATGGCATTTGTTGAAGGCATTAAAAATGTTATTTCCCCGCCTTTAGGGAAAAGATTTGGAGTGTTTTCCATTTTGAAAAATTTATTTATTTATAATCGGTTACCTGTTTTAGTGTAGTGGTTTTAGCAATTCCGTTACTTCTGATTTTTTGTAGCGTACTGTACCCTCAAGGGTATAGCCTGTAATCTTCTTGTTTTTTTGCCACCGCTGTAATGTCGAAGGCGATATCTTTAAGTAAGCCTTAACCTCATCTGCCGTTAGGTAGGCATCATCCGGTTTTGGCTCAGGTAGTATTGCCCTTACCGCTTCGGCTACCAGACTGGCAAACTCTGCCGGGGTAACCTGTATAAGTTGTATGGCTTCCATTACGCCGTTGCTTTTTGGTTTTCAATAAACAATTTCATTACTTCGATAATCTTATCCTGCTTATCATCGGGATATGAACCGGTGTAAAACCAGTTCGTTTTTACTGATATGCTTTTCATTTTAAAAGCATCCGCAATGGCTTCAAACAGCTTACCCTTCCTTTGCGCCTGTTCAAATAAGTCTTGTATGATTTCCTTTTTTGAAGGCTCTTTAATGTTTTCCATCTTGTTATTTTGTATCAAATCTTTATAACTTATGCTTGAATACCCAGCAGATGTATAGCGCGGTAAACAGTGCGCCCCATGCCCCAATCAGCATACCAATGAAAAAGCCCGTTTGGGTTAGTAAATAGCCCGTGGTAGCCATGTATATAAAGCCTCCCAGCCCTGCAAACATGTTCAGTATAATCACTGTGATAAGGTTGATTTTCATAAGTGCAAAAATTGAGTGTGAAAGATTTCCTCATTAGGGTCGGTATACAGGGCAATTGTAGGCTGCTCATCATTTATTACCCGGTCAATCATATTAACCTGGTGCCGCTGCCCTATGCTATGCGCTAATTGCTGGGTGCTCATATTCTACCTCTGTTTCGTTAATAAGTTCGTTTTGTATCTCGTTTTTCAAGCGGCGCAGTATTAGTACCCGGCTTTCTTTTAGTTCGCCTATAAAATGCGTGTGCTTTTCAATACCCTCTTTTTTAACTGAACGGTCGCCGGGGGTATCTTCGTTCCACTGGTGAATGTTTTCAAGCTCACTTTTGAAAGTGGCTATTCTTTTATTGATGCGTTTAAGCTCTTTGATTGTATTTTCCATGGTGAAATGATTAATTGATTAGTTCCCCCTGCCCGGTTCGACCGTAGCTTCTTATGCAGCAAGGGGATATAGGAATTGGAATTTTACGGCTTTTGCTTTTCAAACCCTCAGCAGGATGTCCGTACCCATAGGTTATAATATTTTCGATATGTCAAAGAACTTCACTAAGTGCGTGCTGAGGAATCGAACCCCGAATGCCTTTTACAGCCCCCAAATTCCCCCTAAGCGTTTAAGCTTCAATCAGGGTTCAGAGAGGTCAAGCCCATGTAGCATTGCCTTTCTTGTATGGCACAAACCTTTGCCTACACGCTTGTTTTTTTTATTCTGTAATCGTAAACCGAGGGTCTGAATTGAAAAGCATTATTGCCTCCATTTCGGCAACCCTTATAGCGGGGTTATGCTTTATCACTTCGCACGGTGTGCTTTCAAGTGTGGCAAGTTCAGTTTGGTATTTTGCTATCCTTGCATCATACACACCACCGATATTTTGCCTTGTTAAGTTGGCAATGGCCTGCCTTAACTCAATTTTCGTTTTTCCTGAAAACTCCCCATTAGTGGGTATTTTTAATGTGCTTTGCATTTTTTCCATTGTCGTTACAGTTGCTTTCATATCTTTGCGATGTTGTAGTAGTAGTTGTATTGTTATGCAAATGTAAGCACAATGAAAGCAATTTGCAAGTATATAAATACATATTACTTGCGTTACACTTTAATTTATAATTATTCTAAATAAAAAATGCAAACTGTTTCAGAAAAATTACAGTATCTTCTTGATAAAAAAGGAGTTACAGCTTATGAAGCCGCCGCAAGGTCAGGTGTATCAGAAGCTACTTTGAGCAGAATTTTAAAAAAAGGAACTAAACTTAGTTTAAATACTAAGCAGAGCCTTGCAAATTACTTTCAAGTAGATTTAGATTATTTTAATGAAGTTGGTACAGATATAAGAGTATCAACGCCTGAAATAGTTAGGGATGATGAGCCATTTGAGAACAAAAACGGAAATAAATTTCAAGAGTTACCAAACGGACAGTACGTTATGACAATGCCTATTATAGAAGTTAACGCCCAGGCGGGCTTGTTGGATAATTACCAAAGTGCAGAGTTTTTATTGGACATGGAGCAATATGGCCTTGTTACCGACCAGCCTGTAAAAGGCAGGTACATAGCGTTCCGGGTTAGCGGCCATAGCATGGATGATGGTGGCTATAATGCGATACCCGATAAAAGTATTGTTTCAACCCGCGAACTTCAGCGCCACCACTGGACAAGCAAAATAAGGTATAGCGATTTCCCCTACTGGGTTATTTATACCACGCAAAGCAAGATGCCCCTGCTGAAGGAAATAATCGAACACAACGCACAGGAAGGCTATATAACATGCCATTCTCTTAATGATAGCCCGGAGTTTACCGATTTTAGATTAGATATAAACGATGTGCAGGCGCTTTTTTATGTGATAGAAGTAAAAAGAAATGTAACCAAAAAGATTTCATATTAACCAATAACCAAATTAAGACATGAAAAAAATTATTGTAGCAACAACACTATTATTGTCATTCATTTCATCTGCACAATATGTAGTAACACCTAACGGTTTAAAATCATCATTAGATGAAACTAAAGAATATGTAGTATTTGAAGCCGAAGGGAAGGCCGCCAAAGACCTTTATCAAAATACAATAAATTATATAAACAAAAATTACAAAAACCCAGATGAAGTAATCAAAGGTAAAGTTGAAGGTGAGTTTATAAAATTTAATACGCATGCTGATAAGGTCATGGCACTAACTCCAATGGGTATGAAATTATATTATGATGCTAATTTTACCACTGAAGTCGAATTCAAGGAAGGTAAATTTAAAGTTACTATTCATAGTATAGAAATGCTGCCTGATGATGTGTCTATGGGTAGAATTCCATTTGCATTTAGTACGCTTTGGAACAGAAAAAACGAACTTAAAAAAGAGCAGCAAAAGAAAGAAATTGAAGATTATTTTAATTCCTTTGTGAATAATCTTAAAGCCGGAGTAACTTCGAGCATTAAAAAAGAAGAGTGGTAAACAGTAACGACAGTAAGATATGAAAAAAATATTTTTTATAATAATGCTACTAAGTTTAGTAGCCTGTTCAGATGATGACGGAACCGCTGTACAATCCGCTAATTATCCAGATTGGGATAATATAGATGATAATACATGGGTAACTGTCAGCTCACAAAAAAAAGGTGTTGACGAAAATGTATTTTGCCAAAACGGCGCGATGTTCAGAACACTTGACTTTTCAGTATCAAGATGGAAGGTATATGACTTATGTTCTGAAACTCTTTTAAGTGATGGTTATGCAATGGCCTACATGGCTGGCGAACTAACATTAAGAACAACTAACAACATCACCAGCAAGTACACATTAGTAGATTTAGGCGGTAATAAAATTAGTGCTGAACTTTTTCATTTCAATGGTGTTGATATTCCGGAAAGTGAAAGATATATAATGGTTCTTGAAAAGCAATGATGTTTACCGATTACTGTGAGCAATGTGGCTCAGAAGATGTGTACACCTTTAAGGATGGTGTAAGATGGATGGGCGGGTGCAATGCTTGTAGGACTGTTGTGTTACTGGCAGCACCCGTAGTACATCCGCTGCGGTTTATTTAAAACCAGTCTGCCAGTTCCATTGCCCGGTCGCTGCTGCTTTTGCCTATGTACTTTAAAAACATTTGTTCAGTACTGTGCCCTGTAGCCGCTATAAGCAGCGATGTAGGGATTTTCCCGTAGTAGTTAGTAGCAAATGACCTTCGCCCTATATGCGAGCTTACAAGCTCGTGTTTCGGGTACATACCGACAACCTGCCGGAATTTCTTTTTACCGTTTTTATACTTACCTACCTCAACTTTTTTAGAGCCTAAAACCAAATCGGTAAGGCCCGCTTTTTTACAAACCTTTTTAATATACACGTTATATTTTACATCGCTTATAGCATGCGGAAAGCCGCCTCTTTTTTCAATAATATTCAGGACTTCTTTATGCAATGGTAATGATACAGGTTTTTCACCTTTCACCTGCATGATATCAATCAGGGTAATTTTTTTACCGCCCTTACCTCTTTCGGTTCTAAGCATGTCGGTAGTAAAGCGCATAAAGTCTGATACCCTTTGTGCAGTATAACATGATATTACAAGCCAGTCTCTGGCGTTATCCAGGTAATCCGGCAAGGTTGCTTTTTTTATTAAATCAATCTCATCAAAATCGAGATATACAAAAAGTACCTTTTCTGATTTTATCTGTATTTTTTTTAAGCTTTTTGAAACCTCAGCACCTTCCCCCGCCATATCAATACATCGGTTCTTTATAAATTTCAAATCCATCGCAACAGTGTTTTTAGCATAGTTGTGCTTTTTACTGAACGCCTCAAAATCCTTTTGAAATTCGGTACCAATATTTTTAATCTCAAGCTTTATATTTTTTTCAGCTTCATACTTGATGACTTTATTTTTAAGCACATTTAATTTTTTAATTGTGCCTTCTTTAAGGAGTGTTTTTTTAAATTCAATGTAAGATTTTATATTGTCAAGTAGATACACTGATGCACTATCATCATCCTTAACCTCACCCGCATTTTGTTTTGGATTTATAAACTCCTTGAGCCATGCTGTATTTACAATTTCGCCGCCACTGTTATTATATTTTTTTAAAAGTGAAGTTTTTAAATCCTGTAAATCTGTGTCAAGGTTTTTGAAATAATCTGTTTTTAGGTTCTTTGGTCTTTGGCTTTCTGCATTCCATTCAGTAGGCAAAATGCTGAAATTAGTTTTTGTTTCAAAATCTACTTTTTTAGTATCTTGTAGCCTTATATATATTGGCACGGCTTTACCTTTTGGGGTTTTTTCAGAAATTTGCAGACGAAAGGTTATAGATGCCATAAGGAAATATTTAAAGCAAATATAAATATTTCCCTATGGTTTCCCTACAAATGTGAATATATATGATATAACATGATGTTTTTAATTAGAGTAAAACGACTGAAACATCATATTTTACTGGGTTTTTACAATTATGAAAAATCATAGAGTATCATATATAGTGTTCCCATCGTGGTCACTGTTATTGTTACAAAACCCTTTAAAATCAATACTTTAAAGGGTTTATTGCTTTTATTTCCCTCTCATTTCCCTAAAAATTTAAAATAACCCAATCCAAGGCTACAGCTCAGCCGCTTTTTCTTTAATGTATTTCACAAGGGCATTATAGTCGTTTTCATTAAATCGGTTATGATTAAGGCCCAGCTTTTTGTGCTTAAACAGACTTTGCGAAATGCCCATTACTTCAGCGGCCTTTACCCCTGTCATGCCGAATGTGTCCAACACCGCTAAAACCTGGTTTGTTACTTCGTTAGTAGCCATAGCGAAAATAGTATTAAAATTACACCCCCGATAATGTGCTCAATAGAAAATTCAATCTCATAATCGAGTTCAAATTCCCAGTCCTTAAATTTTTTCCAAAGTTTCATAATAGCTTTAATCATTTTTATAACTTTGTAAAATGAAAATCGGAGGGGGTTTTACGCCCCTCTTTCTTTCCTGCTTAAGTCAGTAGACTTAACAACTTCTGAAGGCTGGCGGTAATTCTTAGTAGGAATGACCAGCCTTTTTTAGTTTTACGGAAATTGATTTTCATTTTGAAATCCATTTCGTAATGAATTAGGTTAAACAATAAGAGTTTAGAACTCTGTAGCTATCTCTTAACTACCCTACAAATATACGTAACTTTAAAGTTACGTGCAAGCGTTTAGCCAATTATTTTTAAATTATTTTTTACTTTTTAGCTGCTGTTTTGATGTGAGGTTTGCAACTATATTTGCGTAATGAAGCTGTACCAATACCTTATGCTTGACGAGCAATTACAATATCAAACCATTTGGGAAATTGGTAAGTATATTGATGCGGTTGAGATAGATGGCGTACGGTATCTATTATATGCTATAAACGACTTTTTTGTCGAAGTGCATTATAGGGTTCGTACAAATGAAATAATTGGCAAGAACCAGTTTAAACAGGGAGAGCATTTAGATAAATATCTACCTAAAATATAAAAGCCCCACTTTCGCAGGGCTTCAACTTGTGCAAAAAATGCACAGGTTCATTTTATTAAAAGCCCACCTGCCACACCCACGGCCATCCACACATACCACTTTTTATATACAGGTGTAGGCAGCGTTATTTCTACCGCCTTAATGTCGGTAACTTTAATATAAGGGTTAGTATTGGTAATATCTGTGGTAAGCGTTTCTTTGCCTAAAAACCATTTTCGCTTTACGCCTGTAATTACGGTAGCCGTATTTAGGAACTGCAAGGAATCGACTGTAAAGCCGTTTTGATTGACTTCATAGGCAAAGCTGTACCACTTACGCTTTATCGTGTCTGTGCGGCTGAATACGCACGGCACTGTATCTTTAAACGCCACTGCTATGGTATCAATACGGGTAGTGGTTACATATTTAGTAATAGAGCGCACTTTTGCAAACTCACCCGAAAGTGCCGCCAGTTCAGCATCTTTTTTTAGCAGCAGATCCTTTGCCTGTTTTTCGCTCAGCTCGAGCGTGGTCATGGATGCCGTTTGCGTGCCCAGGGCATTAGTGTAATGCTGCACGGTGTCGGTAAGCGCTGCCATGTTTGCGACATTGTTGTCGTGAACATCCTTGCATTGCTTAAATGAGAATAGCAGGGCTATTACAAGCCCCACTATTATGCCGTATAAGGTTTTTGTTTTCATAGTTTATAGGCTTTCGCCTGATTGGGTTAATGATAAATGATTTCTTTACCATCTTTAGTGTGAGACGGGTTGCCAGCTTTAATAAAATCCTCTTGAGTATGACTTGTTAAACAATGCCTTGGTATATAGTGCGGGTTGTCCACATAAAAGAAATGAACGTGTACCATAAACATTACATCTAAATCCCTAAAATATTCAAATACAATATTGCTGTAAGGCTCTTCATTATTAAGTTCTAACAGCTCATCATTTTCTGTATACAAAACAAGAACGCCTTTATCTAAGTCCTCAATAATATACCCATATGGGAAGTGTTCAGGAATTTCATCTACAAAACTTTGTTCGTCTAAACTGTAAATTGCTCTCATACTCATTATTTTTAAAGGGCGGCTTTAACCGCCCTGGTTAGTTTAGTTTAAAGTCTTAGCATACAGGTAGGCCATCTGGTTGTCAGTTATGTTTCCCCAATCGCCGCGCCCAAAGTTTTCAAAACTCATACGGCTTATTATGTGTGTTGCTTGCTCATTAACCCATAGTTGAACATCATTATATATAGTGTTGGGGAAAAACTCCCCTGAATGAAAAGTACACATTATAGCTTCATTCGGGTTACAATACCCTAAGTCGTTAACTATAAAATTTTCCTCTGAAATTTTTACAACCTGTAGTATTTGGCCGTTCTGTTTCGTAGAATTGAAATCAGCGAATTTAAACGCTTCTGAAAATGTGTGAAATGTTGCTGTCATAATTTCTATTGCTTTAATTGTTTGACAAATGTATACCATTTTGGTATACAAAGCAAATTATTTTAAATAAATTTGTATATTATTTTGGTATACACGTATCTTTGTAAAAAAAACAATGTCAAAAAAACAGATATCGGTTAGAATTTCAGATGAGGGAGATACCCTACTTAAAAAATTAGCGGAAAAACGTCAAACCTCACAGGCGAATATTATTGACGAGGCAATACGAGATATGGCGAAAAAAGAAGGTGTTTTAATCTAAAACTTTAGGGTGAACAAAAAGCGCTACACCGGTATTACGCTCCCTAACCATAACCTGCCCGCCGTTACTGTCGTTGCCTACCGCCGTATTACCTTCAACAGTATAAAACGTTCCGGCTTCTTTATTTTTCCATCCGTTAAAAATACCGGTGTGGTCATAACGCCCGTCCCGGTTCCAGTCAAAGAACACAATATCCCCTACCTTAGGGTTAGAGGTTAATTCGCCTGTTTTCCTGAAGTGCGCCACCGCCGTCTGGCAACCGGCAAAACCTTTAGTAAAACCTATTTTAGCCAGCGGCGTGCCCGCCTGGGCGTAGCACCACGAAACAAATATGCCGCACCAGGCCACACCATCGAGCCCAAACCACTGCCCGTACTTCGTTTTATTGTTATTGTCTTTTTCGGTATATCCCTTTTCTTTAAAGGCGATATCTAATACTTTTTGCCCTTTCATTATTCTTTGTTTTCGTTAGATTCTACTTCTTTTATTAATTCCTGTATATTGCCTGTTTTCTCAAAATTGTAAAGCTTTTCCATAATGAAAGCCGGGGGAAACTTCTTTTCGTTTATAATGTATAGGTTTTTTAATGACTTAGATACCGGCCAAAGCATCGTGGCGGTTTGCACCACCACTTTTAAAATTTCGCCCACAGTACTGCCGGCCGCCAGCCTCAAAAACTCTAAAAGGCAATACATAACCGATACACCAAAAAACATTTTTGAATTGCCCTTAATAAAACTCCACCAGTCAAACGTACCCTGCATTTTATGGAATATGCCGCCAATAATCATATTAATGACCATTGCCGCAATTACCGCCGAAATGAATACCGCATTACCCACAAACCATATTTGCAGCGCATCGAGTATTAAAACCACCGGGCCGCAGGCTAACATTACCTTAAAGAAATAACATGTTTTTTCCCAAAGCGTTGGGGTTTTAGCGGTTATCAATATCGCAGCCGCGTAAAGTCGTTTTAAAAATATTTTCATCTTGTTTTATATAATCGGTTCGTTCCAGTCTATTTCCTCCCACTGCCCAGGCTCCAGCCCAGCGGCTTCTAAAAGGGATATTACCCAATTGCCGTCCGCATCCTGTATGGGGTAAAATTTACGTACCTGGCCCGGCACGGTATCCCCTGTAATTTCTATTGCCAGTAAGGCGCTTATTTTTGCTACTTTCATTATGCAATCGGGTTTAGGCTGATGCTGGTTAAATAATTATTTAAAATCGCACGCATCAACTGAGTTTCAGCATAGGTAAGGGCCGCACCCATAAAATAAAAAGATATACCCACATCGCTATATGATGAAGTAGTCCTAAACAGCCATTGATTTTCATTTGGAAATACAGAACTAGCCGATGTATTATTAAACTGCGTAGCGCCTTTGGTCGACATCACATCATTACTACCGGTCCTGTTTATAGTTATAAGCCCCGTACCCCCCAGGTTAATACCCGTGTTAAGTCCGCCTGTAGTGTTTATACGCTGGCCGGACGTTAAACCATTTACCAAAGTGTTATTAGTGCTGTTATTACCATCGATAACAAGATTTGTAGAGGTACCCGAATGAAATACCAATGCGCCACGGCCGGCATTGTTAAGCGTATAATTAAAACCGTGTAGCGTTGGGTTAAATCCAGTATCGATATAAGCGTTAACAGCGCTACCCTGCCAGCCATACGCATCATAAACAACCCCGCCGTTTATCGCGGCAAGATTGCCGGATGGGTTTTTCCAGTTAATTCTTTTAAAATTATTTAACACAATTGAACCATAGCAATGACATTCAAACATATCGAACTTCGCCCAAATGCCCGCCGAAATCAAATTGCGTATCAAAATATCCATACGCCTTTTAATATGGATATCAGGCATATTAAATCCTTCAGTGCGGGCACGGTCAAATATCGCATCCGTTTGCGAAAGGAACTGGCCGCCGCCTTCGTATAACTTACCCGTAGGCCCTACTATTAACCTGGGCGCACTATACATATATATCTTATTGTTTCCGTCTTTAATCATGGCTTTATTTTTTCCATTGTACCATATAATCAGCGGTACCGGCAGTGCGTGCCGTGGTATAGGTTAGGATTATATTTGTAGCATCAGCACCAACCGAAAATGTACCGGTTGCCAGCGTGTTTTTTGCCTGTACGCTGTAAAACGATGGTGTGAAGCTTTGCCCGTGCGGTATATTCACCGTAACCGAAGCAGTAGCTGCAACACTCACTGGCCCAAAAAACTCTGCCGTTTCAAGTAAATAAAGCGCATTTGCATCAGGAGTTCCCGGCATTGTAAGCGCCAGTATAAGCCGTTTTATAACACTGGTACTGGTGGCCCCTGAAGTAATAGCATGTTCGCTGCCACGAGTTAAATCAGCGGTAAAATTCCAGTTGGCTGCCATAGTTTGCGCAGTAGTTCGTAATGCTGTAAGCTGTGCCTGTAGTTTACCGAACGCAATAATAATGCTGTCAGCGGCTGTTATATCCGTGCCAGTAGCCAATGAAAGGCCCGCCAGTAAAATACCGCGCACACGCCCCCTGAACGGTTCGCTAATACTCCAGTTAAAAAGCTTTAACCGGGTAATATATTTACTGTCTTCAGTAACCGCGGATGAGATTTGTGTCTCTGCATCCGTGGCCATGTTACCGGTAAGCTTTGCCACTAAATCAGATAGGAATGCCCACACCTGCGCCCCCGTTTTTGATGGCATGGTATAAACCGCCACACCATCATCAACCGTAAGGCCGCCCACTGTAATAGGGTTTGGTGTAATATTACCGTTACTTGTAATATCATCCAGCGTCGAAGGTGTACCTGGTGTTTCTCCACTATCGTACAACTCAAAATCTGCCATTGTTGCCGGCAAATGTCCTACGCCGTATGTGCCGCCAGCAGCGGTAAAAATGTAATTCATTACCACGCCGTTAACAGTACCTTTAAACAGGCGTATGCCGATTGTTTGTTCCTGGATAACTATAGCGGGGTTTTTAGCAGTGAGCCATGATGCAACCGTTGCCGGGCTCACAATTGCCCCGTAGTTTACGGTTTGGGTATTGGGGTCATCTTCAATATCGGCAGCGCTGGGCGTTATATCGGCCAGCCATTGTACATCCGCAGATGCCAAAGAAACTGTACCACCCACGCCATATGTTCCCTTGCCTTTGTTTATTACTATCCACAGCTTTGTTTGGGTAAAGCTAAATTCACCCGGAGCCAATGCCGGTGTTATAAGTAACAAATTTTGAATATCAGTGCGCGGAAAAATAGGTGCGGCGTTAACCGCTGCCGCCACATCGGCTTGGGAGTAATCAACCGGCATTATTATGGTTTTCCGCACAGTAATATTGTCCTGGTTAATGACTGGGCTTTCATTTACACGGTCGCTAATCAAAATGAGGTCAGCATAAGCGATGGTTGTACCACCCGCACCATATGTTCCCTTGCCTTTGTTATTAAATACCGCAACTGCATAACGCGGTTCAGCTGCACCCGGTGCAGTCTGGCAAACGAATACAGGTATTTGAAATTCATCAATAGTGAAAGATGGTAGCGCGTTAATTTTGGCAGCTATAGCGGCTAAATCATCGCTTGCAAGTATGATAACATTTACTTTTACCGTCCTATTATCCTGTAAGAGCTCAGACACGTCACTGCCTAACGTACCGCGGCTGTATATAACAGGCAGTAAAGCTTCCTGCACAGCGGCAGCGCTTGTAAATGTTGCTCCATTAATAGTAAACTGGTCATATTTTAAAGGCTCAATCAATACATCTTTATTATCGTAAGCACAATAAATATAAACCTTGGTACCAGCAACCCTACTATGGTAATCCCGCACGTATTGCACACCATTAAGAGTGAACGCAAGGTTGCTATATGTGTTTATAATATTCATGTTATCCTATTTTGGTGATTTTCATGCCTCCCGTGCGTGCCGGTGCGTGGCAGTGGTTAAAATCAGCGTTGCCGGTTCTTACCATGTAGTTTTTTACATTTCCCCACAGCTGAGCTGCAGCATCGCGGTTAAGCGTGTACAATGTTTTCTTTGAAGCCGTCTCTACTGGTCGGCTATTGTCGTTTAGCTTTTCGACAAGGCTGAAAGGCGTATCGATAGCAGAGCCAAACATCATGTATCTGGCATACGTAAAGTAGCAAAGCACCATTTTAAGCCCATAATTGGTATAGGTTGTGCCGTCATAGTCATACGTGCTACCGTTTAGCAGCTCATTGTAATCAGCAGGCGCTGCCATTATCTTATTGAATAGCTTTTC